GCCGCCGAAGTGTAATCGATGTTGACGGTGATGTTGCCGTTGGTCGCCGACTGAGTGGCACCGTTAAACTCATAGAATGAGAACACCGCGTTATTGCCGATCAATGGCGCTGAAGCTGCAGCGTCGAGCGTCTGGCCGACGCACACGATGCCGGCGGCGCCGGACGTGGTGCGCGCAATGCGCAACGCCTTGGTGTTGTTGAAGCCCGGGATGGCGGCGGTGCCGGCAGTAGAATCGATGGTCGCAGTGACGCCGGCCGCAGGAGCGATCACCCACCAGCGGTCCGCCGTGATGACGGCAGCAGTCGGCGACAGCGTGGCGAGCGCGGTGACGCCCTTCGCGGTATTCAGTCGCTGCGCCAAGTTGGTGGTCATGTCGCCACCGATCAGCCGGTTGGTCGAGCCACCCAGGATCGAGGCCGGAATCAGCACGGTCTGCGGCTGCTGGCCACCGGGAAGTTGCGTGTCGGCCGGAATGAGTTCCAGACCGGTCAAGGCCGGCGGCCCTGCCAAGGCCGACACGTTACACGGATTGGTGAAAGTTCCGGACTGCCCGGCCTGGCCCTGACCAAACTGCGAGGTCGGCACCGTGCCGCTGAAAGTAGAGCTTCCGGTGCCGACGCCCGTCCCCGCACTTGACGTGCAATACGACGCGCCGCCGACGATCGGGAATCCAGGGAAATAACCAGCGGCAATCGCGACAGCCGAACCGATGGCGAGGGCTCCAAGGCCCACTGCCGCAGACTTCAACCACTTCATCTTAGCCCTCCATCAATGCAGCGGAATGCTGCGACAGTTTGACAAACACGTGTGCGCCATGCTTAGGTAATTGATTGACCGTGCGCGGCGTCTCGATCGGCGGGTACAGGTGAATGACGCGGTCGCCGATGGCTGCTGGTGCAGTGACTATGAACTCGCGTGCCTTCAATTCATCCCGTTCTGAAGAATACCAAGTGACGCCCTCAATGCAAAACACAGTACCAACGTCAAGCGACATTGGCAACGGATCGACTACGAGCGACAAACCTGACTGATTGGAAGCCTCGACGCGAATTTCTCCGACAGCGGGGTCAGACCACAAATAAGGGCTAATAACGGGCCCGTCAGACAGCGCGAAGTCAGTGGGCAGCCGAATGCGCAACTGGGTGCCGATCTTCGCGTCCTTAGGGACGGGGTCTATGAACCTGTTCGTGTCGACGAGCGATTCGTGCGCGATCCGGCGCATTTCGGCCGCATGGGTCTTGCCCTGTTGCCGCGCCGATGTCGAAACCAGCGTTCGCTGTTCCTTGCTATAGACGTACGGATTGACAACCTGCGCTCGCAAGCCCGCAATCTCCGCTTTCGTCAGCGGCTCGCTTCGCGCCGCAACCAGCATGTCAGAATGCTGGGACTGGAAATCGAGCGCCTGCAACATCGGGGGTTGGTTGATCATTTGACGGCTCTGACCAGCACGTCCCAGCGCTGCACTAACTCGTCACTTGCAATCTGGTAACAGACCACGCGGCGAACCCAGACGTTGCCTGATCGGCTGTAGCCGGCGCACTCGATACCGCTACGCGGAATGACAATCTGGGAAAACGCAATCTCAGCCCCGAACCGATTGACGATCGTCTTGGCCAGCACTTCGCCACCTGAAGGCTTATTGACGTTCAGCTGAGTCCACGGATAAACCAATCGCCCAGGTTCAGACACGCCACACTGGCCATGCTTGTTATCAAGTTCCTCCAACGGAGCCACGACAACTCCATGCCTACGAAACCATTCATCAAGTTGAAAGGCCATGGGCATGGTCAGTAGTTCCAACTCGCGTGACGTGACACCGTTCAGCGTCTGAGTCATCGGATTGATCACGGCAAGGCTCGCGACGACGTCCTTGCGCAGCGCTGGCTTGTCAGAGCGATAATCGTCCGCGATCATGGTGCTTAATCCTTGAACAACTTGGCTCGTATCGCCGCGTCCTTGGCTTCAAGCAGCTTGCGCAGCGCCACGGTGCGTTCAGGATTGCGCGGCAGCGTCGCGACCAGACTACATGCCAACTCGTAGAATTGTATCGACACTACTTTCAAGTGTTCCGGCAAGTGGTCGAACGCGAAGAATTGCAAAATCGGTTCTTGCTGAGTCATGATTTCTTGTCCTTCGGCGCGTTGACAAATTCGATTTGCAAGTTGTGCTGGATCGCGCCACCGTCAGCACCGGTATGCTCATGACGCTCGGTGTTGTAGGTGTCAGGCTTCTTGCCTCGTAATACCAGACCCATCAGCGTGTCGGAATACTCCTGGACCGCGCCGACTAGTAATCCGCCCTGGTACACCGGCTTCTCGACGCCGTCGCGGGCTCGGCGGATCGCTTCTTCTTCGAGCGTGTCGACGCCAGCCGCGAACGCTTCATCCCAGCGAGTGGCGAAATCGTCCTTCAGCGTACCGTCGTCTCGCTTTGACGCCAGCGACGCGTTGCGCCAGTTGTAAGCCGAACTCTCATGGATGCCAGCAGCCCAGGCTGAGCGCGACACCGACCAGCACATCCGCAGCCCTTCGAGAAAAGTCTCTTCGGTCTGCTTGTTGCGCTTGGCTGAAAAATCGGGACGACGCGGACGCCCTTCAAGCCGCTGCCGCGCCAACGCCAGGACATTGATAGCGTCCTGATTTGGCTGGCGTTCTGGCTTGGCAACTTGCACTTTGGGCTTAGCTTTCTTCACGCGTGTAAATTACCCCGAGGCGGCGAACAAACAATGTGAACCCAAGCACGCGACGACAGGCCGCGCAAGCCTCGACCTGGAACTCGCTGCTTTCGGGCGTAGAAATTTGAACCCTATGACGCCAAACATCCTATCCCTTTATGGGTATGTAATTGGTTACTTAGTTGGATAGAGAGTTGGCTTCGACCTGCGTCGCGCGGGCCTCGAAAACGTTTCCCTTTCTTTCCTTTTATTTTAATTTAATAATAATAAAAAAGGAAAAAGGGGGCGCAACCCCGGCGACGCGCCCCGCGCGTGCCTCCAATATGTCTCTCGCAGTCCGCACGGTTTTGCCCCGCTCGGATATGACTGGAAACAAAGGGAGACGTCTTGAACGCCGGTACGACGGGGGTTTGTGACCTTGCCCTATCCCTTTCGGGGGGCTTTTAGGGAAACCAAGTGGGGACCGGTTTCCATTACCCTCGGGGAGCCTCCAGAAGTTCCGGAGGAAGGCCCTGGCTGGCTTGACGGCCGAGCCAGGGCGTGGTAGTGTGAGGGTGCTCGAGAGGGGCTGATTTTGCGGTCCGTCCCTCTCGAAACAGCCAAGAGTAAAGCACGCTCTGGTGGCTGGCGCAACCTAGTCGGTGTGAGAACCCTATGGCCGTACATCCTTCGAACCTTCCCGGTCCCCGTGCCCTGGCCCTCAGGGCCGGCTTATCGCGTTACCATGGCCCGCGCTGTCCGATCCACGGCACCACCGAGCGCCGCACCAATAACCGGGAATGCGTACATTGCCACCGGGAAGACGACAAGATCCGCAAGAAGCGGCTCAAGGCCAATCCGTACATGGACGACCGGCCATTGTCCCCTGAAGAGCAGGCTTTCCTGGACGGCCTCAAGGTGGGGTCGAAATGACCCATCGATCGAGACTAGCGTTCGAAATTCGTAGCGACAACGCCAAGGCCGCTCTGGCGAAGAAGTATGAGGAGCGCCGTCCTATTAAGGACGAGATTCCTGAGGGAGAACCACCAAAAGGGCGACAACAATGAATGATTTCGGCGAGGGGCTGTTGGCCTGGGGCCTTCTGACGCATGACTTCGAACTGTTATGGTTCTGGTTCTTGCTTCCTGGGCTATGCGCCATGGCCGGTTTTGCTTACGGAAGGGCGACGTCCTGATGCCCAACTTTTCCCTTCTGTTCGCCGGTTCGCTTCAGGACGCCGAGGATTCCGCCCTAGCCGACTGGCGCTGGGAAATCTTTGACCACCTTCATTTCGAGTTCCGGCGTCCCGATTCCGGCGAACGGGTCCGGTTCGTTCAGGACCGCCGCGACACGCTCGATAACCTGCGCTGGAACACCCGCATCTATCTCGGTCGTAACTGGAAGCGGCGCCAGGACGCCATGATCGTCGAGAACCTGGTGCTGGAGCGGTTCTTCGTGCTCGGCGACCCGACGTTACCACCGCCGCGCAAGCGGCGCACCGACCGGCTAGAAGTGTTGAAGACCGAATTGCGCGGGTTCCTGGGAGGGATGAAATGAGCGCCCCCTTGTTCAGCGACGAGCAGCCGACCGACCCACCCCGTGACTTGATTTATAATGAAGCCATTTCAGCCGTAGTCGACTTGATTTCTAAGGAAAGCCAGCGCTGCGATCGCGTCGGCCAATTCTTCCGCAAAAACGTCTGTACTGATTTAATCAACAAGATTTCCTGTCTGAAGCGATAGTCTTGACGACGCATAGTGGCCTGGCGTAGGATAAGCACCACACCTTGAGGGTAACAGCTTGGCTAAGCAAGCCACACGTTTTCCGTCGTCAGACGCGGTTTTACAAACCGTAGTATGGTTGAGAAAGCAAGGCTTTCGCTCCGTCCCTCTACATCCGCAATCCAAGGCCGCCATCTTTCAGAATTACGTGAAGCCTGGGTATAAGCCACCTCCCGATTCGTTCTGGCAAGACAACAATCACGGCGTCGGCGTGGTCACTGGCCCACGCAGCGGCGGTCCTGTCGACATCGATTGCGACTGCGTCGAGGCGATCTACTTCGCGGCGCGGTTCCTGCCGCAGACGGCGGCCGTGTTCGGTCGCAATTCAAAGCCTCGGTCGCACTACTTATATAAGGTGGATACTGCGGACTTCGATAAGCAAGCCTTTTTAGACCCTGCCGTCGCCACAACTATCGTTGAGGCGCGGGGCGATGGTGGGCATCAGACCGTCGCTCCAGGCTCCATCCACGAAACTACCGGAGAGCTTATTTCTTGGTCCGATGTCGCATTCCCTGAAGTGACCACTGTTTCCTCCGTTGAATTACTGCGCGCCGTTCGCAAAGTAGCCATAGCCACTCTAATTGCTCGTCATATTTGGAACCCAGGATACAGGAATGAACCGGCCAAGCACTTGACAGGCCTTTTCTATTATCTGGATTGGCAAGAGCAGGAAGTTATTGACCTGATCAGCGCCGTGATGGATTTCGCTGACGATGACGATAAGAGCCGTATTCCGACCATCCGCGCCACCTATAAGCGCGGCGAGTCCGGCAAGAAGATTTCAGGCGCCGGCGTATTGCGGCAACAGCTTCACAACGACCCCGTGGTCGACAAGTTGCTGGAATGGTCGGGCTCGCCTACCGTCAACGTGCTCGGCGAGTACAATGACAAGTATGCCTGCGTGCTGCTGGCCAACAAATTCAGGGTGGCCGTGTTTGACCCGGAAGAACCTACCAGGTTCGTGGGTAAAGACGACTTCCTGAATTTCGTCGGCACCGATTTCATGGAAGTCGAGATTGACGGCAAGAACAAGCGCGTCTTGAAAGGCGCTTGGTGGCTGAAGTCGGCCAGGCGGCGCCAATACGACAACGTCGATTTCAGGCCAGGCGAAATCGAGGACGGCAAATTGCTGAACTTATGGGCCGGCTGGGGGGTGGTCCCAGATGCGCGGCCCGACTATGACGATCGTTGCGAAGGCTTCCTCGATCTGGTGTTTGACGTGATCTGCGGCAGTGACGCGGACCTGGCGCACTGGCTGATTAACTGGCTGGCCAACATCATCCGCGAACCGATGAACAAGCCGATGACCGCCCCCGTCATTACCGGTCCCGAGGGCGCCGGCAAGTCGCTGATGGTGTCCTATTTCGGCAAGATCTTGGGGGCGTCATACCTCAAGATCGAGGACCCCACCCACCTGTTCGGCCATTTCAACCAGCACTTGGCCCGCACCTTGCTGTTGCACTCGGAAGAAGCACTGTATGGTGGTGACCGCAAGCACGCCGGCATCATCAGATCGTTGATCACTGACGATTATCGGATGCTTGAGGCCAAGGGTATCGACGCCAAGCAGGTCCGGAATTACCTGCGCCTGATTCTGCTGTCCAACCCCGACCGGGCGGCGCTGCGCGCGGCTCCTGCCCAGCCCGGCGACCGGCGCTACACCATGATCGATATGGGACAGCGCAAGGCCCCGGAAGAGTTAATCAAGAAGGTGTTGCACGAACGGGACAACGGCGGCCCGGCCGCATTGTTTCAATACCTGCTGGACTTCGACTACAGCCCGGCGCTGGCGCGCACCAACGTCAAGAACCATTCGCTCTCCGAACTCAAGGTCAACAACCTGGGGGAAGTTGAGGCGTGGTGGCTGGAAGTGCTGATGTCGGGGTCGCTACTACTCGACCGGTTGACCTGGGCGCAATTCCCGGCCAAGGTGCCGTGGCCACATACGGTGGGCCTGCCGGCGCTACACGCCTGCATGGAATTGAACGTACGGGCGCGCAACCCGCGTAACGTGCCCCATTTGCCTGGCTTCACCAAGATGTTGCAACGGTTGATGGGACCCGCGTCAATGCAACACATGATGCGGGTGTACAGCAATGAACTGGTAGGCGAGATCGGAATTCCGCAGTCCTGGCAGTCACTTAATTCAAGCCAGCTGTCGCTGGTCAATTTCCCATCGCTACAGGCATGCCGCCGAGGATTTGAGAAGCACATTGGGCAGAGCATCGCATGGCCCGAAATTGATGATAGCACTCATAATCAGGAGCAGGGTACACATAACCCTGAATATTGAATGGGCAAGGGCCAGGAATTCTGGGTCGGCGAGCGGGTCGAGCGGCTGTCCACGCTGTGGGCGGAGGGCAAGTCTGACAGCAAGATAGCGGCCATTCTCAGCACTGAGTGGCAGCAGACCGTCAGCCGCTGCGCCATCATCGGGGCCAGGCACCGGCACCTGAGCAAGGACAATCGCAAGTCGATAGTGAACGGTGCAATAGTGATGACCAGACCGAAAAAGCCTAGGCCACCTAAGACATCGGGTCTGGCGCAGCGCGGCCAGCGCTATGTCGCTCCAGGCCGGCTGGTGTTGCGGCCCAAGGTGCCCTCGATCAGCAACCTGCGCGGGCCGCAGTCTAACTTCCAGCTCGACGTCCCTGGCATGGAATACAAGAGGGTCGGGCTGCTGGAACTCACCGGTTCAACCTGCCACTGGCCGCTTGACGACGGCCATTATTGTGGCAACGCGCGGGCCGAAGATCACAAGTCGTACTGTAGTTATCATGCGGCATTGGCGACAAGGAGATACTGAACATGAAGCTTTCATTGATACTGTTGGTCGTTTCATTAGTGACTTTGTTGGTCTGGTTCGAACCACTGATCGCCCACGACGCCCTGCGCCCTCAGCTAGACAGCTGGTTCTATTCACTCCACAACCATAACGGCTACCCCTGCTGTGACGCTTCCGAGGCGATTCGGGTCGAGGACCCCGATTGGGAATCCCGTGACGGCCACTACCGGGTCAAGCTCGGCAGCGAGTGGTTCGACGTCCCAGACGGCGCCGTGATCAAGGGGCCAAACCTGGCTGGCCACACCATGGTGTGGCCGTCACACTTTCGCGACAAGACCCCGGACGGCGTCAGGTGCTTCATACCGGGGGCGATGACTTAACAAGGAGAAAAACAAATGGCTAACGTACACCACACCGGAATCGTAGTCAGTGCCGCCGAAGCCGACGCCTGGCAAGCTGAAATCCGCGAGATCATGGCCGAGCGCAAGCTCAATTTCGGGCCGGCGGTCGACGTATATATCAAGGAACGACGAAAGCCTCAATTAAAACTGTTCAGCAAGTTCGAATGACTGAACTTTATTTCCGTTTACTCCTTTGGCATAAGTTGATAGCTCAGCAGACCGGCGGCCTGGCGCTGTGCTCGGTCAAGCATAAGCTCAACCGTGAGGAAGCCCGTGGCTGGATCGAAGCGTTGCGGAATGTCTCGGATGATATCCAGGCAGTTCTCGACGGGGCGCCGCCAGTGATTGACAGCAAAGGCCGGCGCGTGGTAGGTTTGGACGTGGGTACGAAGCCAGAGCCTCGTTTCTTCAGCAAGGGAGACGCGGATGTAAAACAGCCAGGACATGTGAATCCGTCAATGGGAGTTGACGGCGGGGTCATCAATCGAAAGAACGGTGGCCCTCGTGTCCTAAGAAAGAAGTCCAGTGCGTAACGGTATCATTCAAGCCATCAGTGACAGAGCCGACAGTCTGGTCATCGAACGGCTTTTACTAAGAAAGGGGCTCAGAGTGAGCAGTTTTACCGAAAAGATGGCTGCGGCGCGCGGTGCCGCCAAGCGGGTCGAGGACAAGGCTATAGGCCGCGCCGACAACATCATCGCGCGCGAAAACCTGCTGCACGAGCGGGTCGACGAAGTGTTTGATCCCCACGACGCCAAGCTGGACGTCGCTCAAAAGGAACTCGACGCGGTTGAGCGCGAACTAGACAAGGCGGATAACGAGCGCCCTTTGCAGCGGTCCTCCAAGCCTTCGTCGCTCGGCGTCGAGAAGATCACGGTGAACAAGGCCGACGAAGTCGATCATGGTGCCCTGCTTACTGAACTAATCGAGACCGATGCACCGCGCCAAAGCGCAGCGGAGGCGGGCAACCTGCCCAGGGTGTCCAATTCATCACACCACTCAGGCTGACAAGCGTCCCGTCAGCCGAATTATTGACAGACATGGGCGCACGCGAGAGTTCTGACTTGTAGTGCTATAGCGAAGCGGAAGCATATGTCCACCAAGCGCAAGCTGACTGGTCGAGCCGTAGCAGAGCGGAGGCTGATCCCCTACGCCGGCTACGACCCGATGGAGCGCCACAGCAAGCGGCCTATAGCCTACAACAAGATCGACGTCGCCAGGGCCGAAGCGTTGAGAGCCAAGGGTCTGACCTGGAAGGAAGTAGGCAAGTTACTGGCTGAGGAACAGGGGCGCGACGCGCCGTACTCGTCGGATTCAGTGTACGGGGCCGTCACCAGGGAAAGATCGCGCCGGATACGGGCGACGAGGAACGGGAAAT